GCGTGCGTTGCTGGACAGTGCGCACATCCAGAACATGCCGACCCTCCTGAAGCTCAAGGGAGGCCCTGGCGGCCAGACAATCAATCTCCAGCCCACCGAGGTGGTGGAAATGGAGGGCGGCGCGCTTATTGATGACGTGCGCAAGCTGGCCATGCCGATGCCATTCAACCCGCCGAGCCCGGTGCTGTATCAGCTGCTTGGCTTTTTGGTGGAAGCCGGCAAGGGCGTCGTGCAGACCAGCTTTGAGAAGCTGAGCGATCAGAACGCCAACCAGCCTGTTGGCACGACCATGGCTCTGATTGAGCAGGGCATGGTGGTCTTCTCAAGCATTCACTCTCGCCTTCATAATTCTATGGCGAAGTGCTTCAAGATTTTGCACCGCCTCAACAGCGCCTACCTGACAGAAGAAGATGTTGAGGCCCAAGAGTCAGGCATTGAAATTAGCCCTGCTGATTTTGATGGGCCGCTTGATGTGGTGCCGGTCAGCAATCCTTCTATTTTCTCTGAGGCCCAGAGGTTTGCTCAAACCCAGGCTCTTATGCAGCGCGCTTCTGTCGCGCCGCAGTTGTACAATGTCAGGGCGGTGGAGGAAATGTTTCTCCGCACCCTGAAGGTGCCTGCAGACGAAGTTTTGATACCTGAGCAGAAAAACGAGAACATGGACCCGGTCAGCGAGAATGTCGCCGCGACCATGGGCAGCCCGATCTACGTCTTGCCGCAACAGGATCATCTTGCGCACATCATGACGCACTTGGCGTTTTTGAAGTCGCCCCTGTTTGGTGGCAATCCGGTGATTATGAAGACGTTGATGTTCCCGATGGCCATTCACCTGCGCGACCACCTGTTGAATTATTACCTGTCTGAGGCGCATGAGGCTGTGGATCAGGCGCAGCAGCAAAACCTGATCCCAGAGCAGGCCGCGCAGCAGACGCAGGTGATTTTGCAGGTCCAGCAATTCATTGAGCAGCAGCTTGGCACGTTTGGCCAGGAGCTGGCTGCCATTGATCAGGCAGCGCAGCAATTCCGGCCGCAGCCGCCCATGCCGCCCGACAGCAGCATGCAGATTGCGCAGCTCAATGCGCAAATGCAGGGGCAGGCCCTGCAGCAGCGTGCTCAGGTTGATCAGGCTCGGATCCAGCTTGATCAGCAAAAGTTGCAATTGCAGCAGCAGAATGATGCGGCCAAGATAGCCGATCGACAGCAGGAGCGTGCCGAGAAGTTGCAAGCTGAGCAGTTTAAGCAGATGGCTGAAAGCCAGCGTACCGCGGCTGAAGTGGCCGTGCGTGAGCGCATGAATACGGCGGACAATGACACCGCCAAGTTGCTTGCGGCGGCCGAAATGGCCACCGGCGAGAAGGTGGCGGTAAGCACCGGCACCGGGATCAACCCAGGAACGCGATAAGGAAATCACCATGGCCGATAAGCCGAAGGAAGGCACTGTCTCTATGAACAGTGCCTATGTGAAGCAAAAGCACCGCTTGGCTGCTGGCGAGAAAGTTGATGGGCAGTCTCTGCCGCCCGAGCCGAAGGTTGAAAAGAACCAAGCGTGAATTTTGAGACGAAGCTCTTAAACCGCCTCAAGGCGGCGCAGCAGCAATTTTCTGTTGACGCCTTGAAGCGGCCCCAGCATCGCGATGCTTTTGAGTACGGGTATCGCGTTGGATTGGTCGCCGGCTACGAGGCTGCGATCGATGTACTCTTGAAAATCCTAGATGAGGAGAAGAATAGTGACAACGACTTATGAGGACGCTTTAGCGGAGGCTTTTCCGGCAGTTAATGCCGGCGTGCAGCCTTTCGGGAGCCGCGTTCTGGTCCAAATTCGCACACCGCGCAAAGTCACTAAGGGTGGCATCATTTTGGCCACCGACACCAAAGATACCGAGAAGTGGAACACGCAGGTTGCCAAGGTGGTTTCAATTGGCCCCCTGGCGTTCAAAAATCGCGACACTCAGCAGACGTGGCCGGAGGGCGAGTGGTGCCATGCCGGCGATTTCGTGCGCGTGCCTAAGTACGGCGGCGATCGCTGGGAAGTTGCGCTGACCAAGGACGACAGCGCCATGTTCGTGATCTTCAATGATCTGGACATCATTGGCAAAATTGAAGGTGATCCGCTGACAATCAAAGCATTCATCTGAAAGGAGATGAACCATGAATTTTGGTGAAGCAATTGCTGCTTTAAAAGCAGGTAAAAAAGTGGCCCGAGAAGGGTGGAACGGCAAAGGGATGTTTATCCTACAAGCCGGCGGTTACAGTGTACACAAAGACAATTTACGCTCCGATGCCCCAATCACTAAGGCTTTTCTTGAAAGTCGCGGTCTTAATGAAATGATTATTGAGCCACATTTTGATATGTGGACTGCGCAAAATCGGTATCAAGCCGGCTGGCTCGCAAGTCAATCAGACATGCAAGCAAACGATTGGGTGGAGGTTTAATCATGTCTGACGTGTTGAAGGAAAATGATGACGGCCAAGAAGAGTTTGTCATTATTGAAGATGCCTCGCAACAAGATGAAGACGCCCGCCTAAGCAAGGACGACGACGAGGGCGGGGATGAAAGAGACTTCATTCGGGACCGGCGCCGGCAGGAAAAGCTTGAGCGCAAGCAGCGTCGGGATGAGGCCCGCAGCCGGGACAAGCTTGAGCTTGAATTTCTGCGCAAAAGGAATGACGACCTGGAGCGGCGCATTTCCGCCCAGGAGCAGCGGACGCACAGCCTAGACCTGAGCGCCTTTGATGGGGCGATTGCCAAGGCAACGCAGGAGGCCGAAATGGCTGACCGCGTGATTGCCAAGGCGGTGGCCGCCGGCAATGGCGAGGACGTCACCCAGGCCATGCGCTACCGTGATCAGGCCTTAGCCAAGATCCAGCAGCTGAATTACCAAAAGATGCAGTTTGGTAACCAGAAGCCGCAGCCGCAGCAAATCAATGAAATGACGATGCACTATGCCCAGGAGTTCATTAAGGAGAACCCCTGGTATGACGCCCAAGGGCGTGACGAGGACAGTGCCATTGTCATCGCCATTGACCAATCCTTGGCCAAGGAGGGCTTTAACCCCCAGACTGAGGAGTATTGGGAGGAGCTGCGCCGGAGGGCGTCCAAGCGGCTTCCTGAGCGGTTTGAGGGCGAGGCGCCCCGTCGGGAGCCCAAGCGTGAGCCCCGTGGTGGCCCGGCCGTGGGCTCTGGCCGTGAGCATGCGCCTGCGACAACGCGCCGGGAAATCTACATCTCGCCCGAGCGTAAGCAGGCCTTGATTGAGGCGGGGGTCTGGGATGACCCCGTCTTGAGGAACAAATATGTGCAGAGGTACGCAGAGTATGACCGGCAGAACAGGTCTTAAAATGCTTGCTTTTGTAAGTCTTACATTCCATATTTCCCCCAATCGCTGAAAGGAGCGATGTTATGGCTGACGAACGGTTTAGGAAATCTGCTGGTGAAGGTCGCGAAACCAGGGCGATGCAGGATCGCGCTGTGACCCAAAATCGCGAAATCTCGGATGACGAGCGGGTTGCAATGTTCCGTCAACAATTTTTCCAGTCCTCTCTACCGGACTTGCCTCCGATTCCTGGCTGGCACACCTGCTGGCTTACGACTACCAATCCCCGTGATTCAATTCAGATGCGCATCCGTTTGGGCTACGAGCCCGTGAAGCCGGAAGATGTTCCCGGCTGGGAATATGCCACTCTGAAGACCGGAGATTGGGCGGGACTTATTGGCGTGAATGAAATGTTGGCCTTCAAGCTGCCTATTTCTCTTTACGAGAAGTACATGCACGAAGCTCACCATGATGCGCCGCTGCGAGAAGAGGAAAAGTTGACTGATACAGCCGACTTCCTTGAGCAGCAGGCCAGGGCGTCTAAGTCCAAGTTGCAAATCGGTGAAGGCAATCTGGAGATTGGGCAGCGTCGGGAGGCTCTTTTTGACCTCTCGTAACCCCCTTTCCGAATTGGAGCTTTGCTATGTCTTCGACTAGCGCGCCTTTCGGCTTCCGGCCTTCCTACCACAACAGTGGGCAGATGCGCCCGAAAGCCTATACGATTGCTTCGACCTACGCGGCGAACATCTTCTCCGGCGACCCGGTGAAGCTGACTGACAACGGCGTGATCCAGCTTGGCACCTCTGACGGCACCCGCACGGGCACCGTTGACGGTATCTCCCTGCTGGGCATCTTTGCCGGCTGCCAGTATCTCGACGCCTCTGGCAAGCCCACCATCAGCCCCTTCTGGCCGTCTGGCGCCACTGGCACGGAAATCGTTGCCTGGGTGTATGATGACCCGGAAACGCTGTTTGACGTTCAGTACACCAACCCCTCGGCCGGCACGACTGTGCAGACCGCGGTGGGTGAAGAGTGCGACTGGACCGTTGCCTCTCCGGGTGGTTCCACTCAGACGGGCCTGAGCAACTGCCAGCTGACCGCCATTCAGGCGACCTCTGGTCAGTTCCAGATCACGGGCTTTGCTTACAGCATCTTTGATTCCATCACTGACGCTTATGTTCAAGTGACTGTTCGCATCAACGAGCATCACTACAAAGCGCCGGTCAACTCGGTCTGATAGGAGGGTTTGATCTATGGCTACTCCGATGCGTAGTACCGACTTTCGGTCGGTCGTCGAACCCATCCTGAACGAAGTTTTCGATGGTGTTTATGATCAGCGTGCTGACGAATGGAAGATGGTCTTCCGTGAGCAGAAGGGCATTCCGCGCAACTACCATGAAGAGCCTGTGCTCTATGGCTTTGGCGCGGCTCCTGAGCTGCCTGACGGTATGGCCGTGTCTTACCAGTCCGGTGGCGTGCTGTTCCTGCAGCGTTACCTCTACAAGGTCTATGGTCTGGCCTTCAGCCTGACCAAGGTGCTTGTGGAAGACGGCGATCACATTCGTATTGGCCAGACCTACGCGAAGCACCTCGCGCAGTCTCTGATCGAAACGAAGGAGACGCTGGGCGCCAACATCCTGAACCGCGCCTTCAACGCCGCCTATCCGGGCGGCGACGGTGTTGCGCTCGTTGCGACGAACCATCCGATCGTGAATGGTACGTTCAGCAACCAGCTGACCACCGCGGCGGCGCTGTCGCAGACCTCTCTTGAGCAGCTCCTCATTCAGATCCGCAATGCTGTTGACAACAACGGCAAGCGCATCCGTCTGACGCCCAAGAAGATCGTGACTGGCCCGAGCAACGTCTTCCAGGCGGAAGTGCTGCTCAAGTCGGTTCTGCGGACTGGCACGGCTGACAACGACATCAACCCGGTGAAGTCGATGGGCTTGCTGGCCGAAGGCCAAGCGAACCTTTCTCGTATCACCTCCACCACTGCTTGGTGGATCCAGACTGACGCCCCAGAAGGGCTGAAGCTGATGATGCGTCGTGGCCTTGAAAAGTCCATGGAAGGTGACTTTGAAACCGACAGCATGCGCTACAAGGCCACCGAGCGTTATACGTTTGGCTGGACTGATCCGCGCGGCGTGTACGGCACGGCTGGCGTGTAATTGAGGTGGGGGGCATCTGCCCCCCATTTCTACTTTCCGGGTTAAACCGGCGTTGCAGACAGTCCCGGCTGACGTCATGCAGACTGTAACGCTTATCTCGCATGAGAGGAAAATATCATGGCTTCGACAACTTTCTCCGGTCCCGTTACCTCCACCAATGGCTTCATTGGCGCCGTTACCGGAAACATTACCGGAAATGTCACAGGCAATGTGACGGGCGACATCTTCGCGACCAATCAGGCTTTGTCTGGCGCGGGCGCGGTCAATGTCACCGACATGCTCACCTCGCTGACCACCACGGGTGCGGCCCAGGCGCTGACGCTGGCCAATGGCACTGTGGGTCAGATCAAGATCATCAGCCATGTGGTTGACGGCGGTTCTGCCGTTCTCACGCCGACCACGAAGATTGGCTTCACGACCATCACCTTCACCAATGTCGGCGATTCTGCCACGCTGGTTTACACGACTGCCGGCTGGGCCATCATTGGCATCAGTGGTGCGGTTGCGGCCTGAGGATAGCCTCAATCTGAAGAAGGAGGCACTCACATGAGGCGTATTGAGCTGTCAAAGACTGGCGCTGGAGCCAGCGCCGTGTCTCCGATGAACCTTAACACGAGCCCCTTCAATGTGGGGTTCGCTGTTATTGTCTCGGGTACGGTCAACTATACGGTGCAGCACACTTTTGATGACGTCTATTCTCCGACGTTTGATGCCAGCACGGCAACGTGGTTTTCGCATCCGACAATCGCCAGCCTTGCGGCGAATGCGGACGGCAACTATGCCTTTCCGGTCACGGCCATAAGGCTGCTGGTCAACTCGGGTGGTGGAACGGCAACGCTAGTCTTGCTGCAAGCCGGGATACAGTAGCATGGCTTACGTCGGTTACACCGGCGTTGCCAATCAGGCGGCGACTACGCCGGGTTGTGCAATCCGTGTGGTGGCAGACGCGAACAATGGGTATGGCAACGACGTCGGGGGTTCCGGCGTCGTTGACACCTATTCGTGTCTTGTGCCGCCAGTGCCGCCGGAGAGCTGCTACATTTTGATGGAAACCTCAGGCTACGTTCTTCAAGAAGACGATAGCAAGATCAATCTGGAGGTCTGCTGATGGCTGATCAGAAAATATCCGCAATGCCGTCAGCGGCAACGCTGGACGGAACGGAAATCACGCCGATAGTTCAGAGTGGCACGAATAAGCAGGTGACCACGGCGAACTATGTTTCTCAGGTATTGGACGTAAATCCGGTGCTGACCACGCAGGGTGGCACGGATATCACTTCTTACACGCTGGGTGATACGCTGTACGCATCTGCTACGGATACGCTTGCAAAGCTTGCCGGCAACACGACCACGGCCAAAAAATTCTTGGCGCAAACCGGGACTGGGTCTGTATCTGCTGCGCCGATTTGGGAAACGCTGGATCCGTCAGATATCAACACGCAGTATGGCGCGTTTTATTTTGACTACAGCACGACGGTTTCAAGCCAAGTCGGTATCAATGACACGACGATCAATGTCGTTTCAACCAGTGGCTTTTCTACGGCCGGCGCGCTCTTTATTGGTGCCGAATTGGTTACTTATACTGGCAAGACAGCCACTTCCTTCACTGGTTGTACTCGTGGCGCTGCTGGCTCTTCAAACAAGGCGCATTCTGTTGGCGTCGCAGTAAATGGCGCCCAGGTGGCCACGGCCAATACGTCTACGCTGCTGCAATTGAACACGACCACGGCCAGCAATGGCGTGACGCTCAATACCTCTACCCAAGAAATTTCTGTGGCGGTTGGCGGTACATATAATTTTGCCTTCAGTGCGCAGATAAATAACTCTACTGCAGGGCAAACTTTGGCGGCCATTTGGTTTGCTGTTGATGGCACTGATGTTCCTGCATCCGCATCTTGGGTAACCACGGCTTCCAGAGAAAATGACACAACTCCGGCGTCAACCATTGTGGCGGCAAACATTTTCTTGACGCTGACGTCATCTAATAAAGTGACGATGAAGTGGCTTACGCCTGATGGGCATTCATCTTTGGTGACGTACCCGGCAAGTGTCAGCCCGGCATATCCGGCGGCGCCGGCGGTTATTTTGACTGTCAATCAGGTGTCATAGTGTCATGGAATTGATGCTGTGGAATACGGTGC